GTTTTATAATCATTAATATAAAAAAGGTAGTATAATGTAATATGGCAACAAGTTGCAACATGATAAAATATAAAGCATTAATCTCTTAACATATGCAAAAAACAAGTCAATAACTAAAAATAATACTTTACGGTTCAACAGTCTTTTATGTAATACTTAATTTCCTGAGTAAGTACACATCTAGAATGTTAAACTTCATATGAATGATTAATCATATAACTAACGAACATTAATAAATGAATATCTGAACTCTTAAACGAATAATACATTACCCTGCAAGATTTCTGGTAATGGTACAAGTGCTCTTTCAGCTGCGTCATCAACTTGTCGTTCTACGTGAACCCCTGCCACATAAGCCTCTATTAATTGATCAAGTTGTCTTTTGTTTTTTACGTTGCCAGTTAAACCCATAAAACGTCTTAATGTATTTTCACCATTAATTCTGACTAATAATTCTCGAGCAACGTATCCTAATGATTTATATAATGTTGATCGTGCAGCACCAAGATCACGTTTAAACCCATAATACATATTATCTCCAATTAACACTCTTGCACCATTCCAATTTACAAGTTCTCCACTTGTTAGGGTGTTTACCAAACCCCAAGGAAAGTTATTGTATAATCTTATTGCTCTACCAATAATAGAATACAAAGTTAATCCTGATCCACTTGCTTGCATGAGTGTTAATTGTAATCTTAATGCTACAGCAGGAACTAACATCTGTAAGTAATTAAACATACCTGCGGCATTGTTTTCGTTCACCCCTTGCATATAGCTCTTGTATAATGAATTTAAGGTACCTGAATGTAATACTACATTTACTCCCAACTCATCTCGGACCGCATTTGTAATTTTCGTACAAAATTCATCAGTGACTTGTCCTCTCTTTCCCAAGGCACAATAAGCGTGAGTTATATACTCCAAGGCTAATTGTCGATTAGGAGATCTTAGATGCTTAGATATATAATAAGCATAGAACCATGCTTGAGGAAAGGTCATTGTCTCTATTTGTACTTCAGTTGGTGGGTAAGTTCGTAGCATTTCATCTGGATCCCAATGAGAAATTGCATCATGTGACTCTCGCAACTCTGTATATGTTTGTTGATTGTAATCTCCCATTGCATCAAATATATCATCTAAGAAAGCTTTTTTCATCCATAGTAGAAAACTAGCTCGAGATTCATCCGTTGATGCGAATTTGGTTTGATCGATTAGAGGTGCTAAAGTTTCCCCAATAGGAATAGCTCTTCGAAGGCTTGGATTAGGAGCATCAGATGAATTGTAACGAACTTCACCATAGACATAAGCCATGGATAATATATGCTTATGAGTATAAGGGTTAAGTACAGGCCATCTATTTAATGGAGCAAACTTCAGAGTCGCAATCAATGGACTTTCACCCAAGAAATGACCTAGAAATACTCGATTATTGCATATACCGTATGGTGGATATACAGTAATCGGAGGTCTATGCCTTGGCTGAACTCCACCTGCTTGATTACCATCTGGATTTGATGGACCTTGCCCATTATTTCCGTTATCGGTCATTGTCAAGCAAAGAAGATACTATACCAAAAATAATAAGTTTTAAAACAATATTATAAATGATATATTTGTTGTATCTTCATAAATTTGTTGTATTGAAAATTGAGTATATAAATGGTCGTCAATATATTTATGTAAATAAGTAAGTTATTGATATTCTAATGGTATTTGTGGGTAAATTCTTGGATTAGGTGTAGGACTGAGAGTTAATGTAGGTTGAGTAGTTGTAACTTGATTTACAACATTAGATGTTTCTAATAATTGGTTCTCAATGTCAGGAGTAGATGTATCAGGATTTGTAACAGTCGGTCTCTTCTTCGATAAATACATCACAGCTGTTGTAAGACATGTGAAAAGAGAAGCAAACAAATGAAATCCACATCCTAATGTTTTGTATAATGTATATCCATTTATTGACGTAGTTAAAACATATCTTACAATGTGTATAATCATGTATATACCTAGAAAACCAGATGTGATCATTCCAAAGTTAGTAAATACAGACCACGATTTAGAAAGAAAGTCACTGACTGTAGATTGAATGTAATGTTTATCAACAAATACAGAAAGGTCAATGTTGTTATCACTAAGTTTTACACCCATAATTTTCTTAGACATAGCATTTTCTATAGCAGGTCTTTCCAATGGAAACATGAGATGTTGTTTTAATTGATCTAGTTCAGCTTGACTATAAATTCCTGATTCTGCCAGATGCTGAGGATAAGTATATTCCCATGTGTTCTTGATATTTAGAGATAATTGCAATGGAGATTCTATCTTAAATCTTTTTGGATTCATTGTGAACCAGTTTTCACCAAGTTTATAACCTCCATATATAACATCACTACATGAAATCTCTGTTCCATATTTCTGCAGTATTAAGTTATTAGGATTCATATAATAACTATTATTTAAATATTTAACAGGTAATTCATTATAACATGTTGATAATTGAATCAATTGTACATCGACAGGCTGACATTTTATTAGGGTAATTAATGATCCTATAGTTTGTGCAGTGTAGCCTGGAGAGTTCATATAAATTAGAGCAAATTCATTTGGATTAGTTCTCGCCGTTGATTGTAGCGTTTTGATCACTTGTTTTTCAATTTTACATCTCTGTTGTATTAAGTCTTTGTACATTAATGTGATTTGTTTTCTAAAATGTTGTTCAAGATATAAGAATTTAGAATTCATATAAGTAAATAAATCCATATTTGGAACAATCAATTCTTTCTTATCATATATGAATCCTTGTCCATTATCAATTATAATAAGAAGTTTTGGATGTTGCGTTTGCCAGATAATTTGTCCACAGTTTGATAAATATTTTGTAACTGAAAGACCAAACACATATTTCTCAGTCTCTACTAGATAAGTTTTTATTATTCCATCTGTATGATTATAAGAAGTTTCATCAATTTCTTTAGCAGGACCTTGATAGAGTACATCATAGGACGATGCATGACACATATCTGACGGTAATGATTGCCAATAAGTTTCACCAAGTTCACTATCAATGCATGATCCAGTAGAATACTTACATTTTAATCCTGACCTTAAGTGTATCAAATTGTTGGTTAAACTATATGTGGTAGTATAATCAGAAAGTCCAACTTCTATAGTCCCTTGAACGATAACGTTATTCCATGACCCATAATAATCACTGTAATCAGAGCCTGTGCATTTCCCATTATTATCAGTAGTACCACTAAATTGAACCGGAACTATGATTGATGCATTCGATTTGAGCATATCAACGATTGTGTGAGTACCATACTGATACATCAATTTTGAATGTAATTCTAAACAATTGTTTCTTCCTAATTCTTTAATATAACTTGCCAAGCCATTGGATACTATAGAATTATGAGAACTCATACCGCAGTAATTAACAATCCTGGTAATCTTTACTTTACACTGATAAACATGAACTAAACCATTGTCTGCTCTCTGGATTAATTGAATCTTTACATTCTTTGAGCGTATTGGATCTTTAGACTCAGGGCACAGATAATCATCAATTGTTGAAAAGCGTAAAACACTCATATTCTTAACACTACAATCATATGCAATGAAAGCATGCACATATGGTATTATCATTAACATTAATATAATAAGATAGACTGTATGATTGTAGTTAGTCATTATAATAGAGATTAGAATATATCAGATATGGAATAATCAATATTTAGCATACAAAACTTATTAATAATATCTATAACAAAGTATATGTCTAATGAAAAGGAAATCTAAAGGCAGAGAAGAACCTAAAAATTATAAAAAATATAAGACGTATAAAAGTATCTTATGAAGTTGAAGATTGTTGAATCTTCATTGGCTTTGTGTAGCTCTCGCACTGCAAGCACATGGTAGATCACCACTTTGGGCTCATGGGGTTAGATTTGGT